CCATTGTTATCCCTTGAACCTACAGTAGGAATACTACGATGTCTTTCATACTCTAATACATATAATTTATTATTAGGGTCAATAGCAATTGCCATTATAACTGAGAAGTCAGAAGTCTTAGTATCAATATCTGTAGCAGGGTCGCAACCCAAGAATGTATTACAAGGAAGTTTCTCACCGTCAACGTGAATGTAATTAACCCCATCCTCATTCTCGTAATATCCTTCCCAATGTTTTACATGTCTTCTATTCCATACTGAATCTTCTTCAGATTGGACT